GGCTGAGAAGTTTAGCGAGTCGGCTGACGGGTTGCGGTCATTATGGCAGGCAAATAAAAAGATTATTGATTCTCTGGACGCAAATCACCCAGAGCAATATAAGCGCCTCAAGGAGGCATTTACCAAGATGCGAGATACATTAGAAGCATCAAAAGCAAAAGAGGAAACAAAAGATGAGTGAACAATACCCCAAGTCTGAAGGTGGGATGTGGAAGAACAGCGCCAAGGCAAACGAGAAGCACCCCGATTGGCGCGGCCACATTGAAGTTAGTAGCGCACAACTGCGGATGCTTTTAGCTATGGCAAAGGAGAACCAAGCTAACCCTGACCCAGAGTTCAAGCTCAAGATTCAGGTTGCGGCATGGGATCGAGTGGCAAAGCAAACCGGCAACCAATACTTTTATCTTGGTGGCGAGGTCTATAAGCCAAGCGAGGATAAGGCTGTGCGGCAAGCGCCTGTGCCTGATACGCAAATGCAGAATGCCCACTCTCATATGAATGATGACGATATTCCTTTCTAACTATGAGGATTGATACGCAAAACGGTGAGCAAGTGTCGGAGATCCTTCTGGCACTTTGCTCGACCTTTCCTGAGCAATCTCAGGCGGTCATGGAGCTTTGCCTGAATGCAAAGCGCGGAGTTGTTCTTGAACTGAAGTGCGCGACTAAATCACGTTCTTCGGCGCAACAAAAATACTACCGCAAATGGGTTGGTGAATTTGCCAAGTTCGTTGGTATGACGCACGACGAGATGCATGAGGAGATGCTGTGCAGATCCTTTGGTAGTGAGTACGTGGCAACGTCGATGGGTGAAATTAGAAGACCAACAAAAAGAAGCAGTGAATGCGGATCGGCGGAGTACGCCCTTCTTATTGACACGTTAATAATAACCGCTGGCGATCTTGGGTTCCAAGTTCCACCGGCATCGTGAGGAATTTTATGAGCAACACACTGAAAAATCTTAGTGCAATTGGAAGCGAAGTGATTGACGGCGCTTTAAATTTAATTAGTGATGGAGGAATCAAAAAGATGAAAAAATCGGAAGCAATATTGGATTATTACAAGCAATATCCAGAATCAACGATCAAGCAGATAGCGAAGGCCACATCGTCAACGACTAGCTATGTTCGCAATGTGATTAAGCTCAATGTACGACCAATCACAATTAAAAACAAAAAGGTACCTCTTGCGCCCAAAAAGAAAGCAAAGGTTGTGATAGTCGAAGACCCTAAAGTTGTCAAGATGACACACACCCAAGTGTCTCTTGCGAATAAACTTGGGATTCCCCTTAACGTATACGCGCAAGAAATACGTAAAACGCGAGAGCTTGCACTTAGCGATGGAAGCACCGCTTCATACTACGTATTGCCGGAAGGTTGCTCACAACTACAGCACCTGATCTCGCATAGGGATATGAATGCTCAGATTGGTGAGATATTCAGAAGTTGTTACAGATACGGTGAATGCCCACATAGCGATATGCTCCGCGATGCGAAGAAGATAAAATTCTATATTGACGCTGAAATTTCTAGGCTATTGACATGAAAATTGAAAAGAATATACCTATTCCTGATCGTCGAGGCCGCAAAGGAAAGTATGCTTTTGTCTACGACATGGATTATGGCGATAGCGTTCTTATGCACGACGAGATGGAAAAGCAGAAGATATCTGCACACATTCGGTACAGCGACAAGAGTTGCCGCGTGGTAGTGAGAACGATGGAAGATAAATCAATCAGAGTTTGGAAGATTAAAAAGGAGGATTAGCGTGGATCTCGCCGTTAGGTATGCAACGCAGGACTGCTTAAAGTATATCGATCATCTACAGCGCAAGAACGCTGAGGAGTTGAGCTTTTACCCGCTCATGGTGTTTGAGCGCGAGATCGACAACAATCGCATACTGCTTGCATACGTTAACGGTGAGCCTGCTGGTTATCTTTATCACGGCTCTATGTCACTGGATAAAGACTGCAAGGTTCATCAAGCCTGCATTGAGTATGACTTGCGAGGTAATTGGTATGGCGCGGGTTTGTGCAAGCAACTGGAGGAGTTGGCATTTATAGCCGGATCTAAACTCATCTCTCTTAGGTGCGGCAGTGACATCGCCGCCAATGCTTTTTGGAGCAATATGGGCTTTGATTGTGTCGCAATTACTCAAGGCGGTGTTAGGAGGATGCGCGATATAAACGTCTGGTACAAGCTGTTGTCTAGTGACTTCTTTGGCTTTGACAAGTTAACACCAAGCACAAAGAAAAAATCACAGAAAATTTGGTCAAAAAGAAAAAAAGGCGTGAAGCAAAACTCTATGCTAGAGGTAAGGCTCTTTTGGATTATCGAAAGATGATTGTCGAATCGATTGGGGATGAGTAGAGTAGATGATGGCGGTGTAATGGGTAGGGTGAGCGGTGGCATCCTGACCTTATTCCTTGCGCCTAATAGAGGCGAAAAATGCTAAGGGGTGATGATGCGGTGACCGCTAAGGCACAGTTAAAGCCAACATACACCCAATCATCTCAACCACCGCATAATATAATCTTAGGAGCAAAGTGTGGAAGTTCACCAAATTGAGTCGAAAGAGACAGATAGTTGGCTGTTAACTAAACACTATGCTAAAAGAAAGTGTCAGCGGATGTTTTGTTTTGGACTTTTTAACGACCATAATTTAGAGGGCATTGTCACATTCGGTATGCCTCCATCTCCGCAAGTTGGAAGAGGTTGGTTGGGAGAAGATTACCGGACAAAAGTTATTGAGTTGAATCGATTGTGCATCAATGAGAGTGCGCCAGTAAATTCTGCATCTTTTCTGGTTGGTAGAAGTTTGCGCTTGATGAAAGATTGGGCAGTTGTGAGTTACGCGGATAGCGCGATGGGCCATGTGGGTTATGTGTATCAAGCCTGCAACTTTATTTATTGTGGCGCAACAAAAAGTCACGATAAAGAGTATTGGATTGACGGAAAATGGGTTCACGCAAAAGTGCTGACAAATCGGGGAATAACTGCCCCTGCTCTCTACGCAAAGAAAAACCAAATTGCTACTAAACTACCAGAGCCAAAACATAGATATATATTTTTTGGCGATAAAACTCTTAAAAAACACTTGAAATACGAAGCGCAGGCTTATCCGAAGGGCGAAACAAAAAGATATGACTGTGCCGATATTGTTAATTCACACCCGACGCAAATGAGCATGACACTGTGAGGCTAGAAATGATCGAATGGAAGTGCTTGAAGTGCAAGAAGGGGCTAGATGAAGATAACTTATACATTGTGGAGGAGATAAATTATGAGCCTATGGGCGATAGACTTGTTGAGCGCGTAGAGCGCATAGCTCATTGCAATGATTGCGGTCAGGAGGCTGAATATGCTGGTTAGATTATCAAGGCAGGATGTCCACTCGTCAGAGGTCATGGGTGCTGACACAGTGAAGCTGTGCGAGATGCAAGGGTTCCCGCCGCGATTGGAGAATGAAAGGCAAAGCAGAGTTGAGGCCAATGCGTATGGTTTTAAATCGGAGTTTGCTGTTGCTAGGTTGTTAGGAGCAGACTTGCCGACAGTCAATGTCGTTAGCGACGGTGGTGTTGATGCGTGGGTCAATGATGTCTCTATTGATGTAAAGTTTAACAATCAAGAGCATGGTAAGTTGATTTTTGACAGCATGGAGAAGTTTAGGTCTCAGGTTGCTGTGTTGGTGGGTAGGACGGAAGAGCCTGATGTGATGCGGATCAATGGATGGATGGACAGGAAGACGTTTAGGGAGAGAAGCGTGGAGCATAACTTCGGCTATGGTGACAGATTGGTTGTCAGCGCGTCAGACCTATTCCCAATTGAAATGCTATGGCTAAAACTTTCGGAAAAAAAATTCAGCTAATCATCATATAAATTATCTTCCTTGATCATAAGATTTATTACCCTAGCTTTTATATACCTCTTAACATCTTATCAATAACAACTAGGGCGAGCGAATTGCTTTAATCAGTTTATTTTAGACGAAAAAAAAAGCCCCTACCAAGAGGCAGGGGCAATAACTACACTGAGAATTTACTCACGAAAGGATTATATCAGTATCTCCCTGACAAGTTAAACAGTAAGCTCTGTTGTATGGGCTGGATGTTTGCTTTCCTTTGAACCTCATTAGATAATTTTCGGCAGGCATGGCCTGCTTGAGCCTCCACTCATTAGCATCAACATCCCAGTAAGGTTGTCTGTCAACGCCAACATCGTCACTGCCGCAATACGCGCAGGTAGCTTTGATTGGCCTATCTTTGAGGTTTACTTTACTCATCATTGCCTCCAGATTGATAGCCGTCT